GAACAACAAGACACTTTAGCACTTTATCATTTTAACAACACAGTTGAAGATGACATAACAGCACAACTGTCAGGCAGTGCGTCACTTTCAAGCTCGGCTACACTAGATAAAGCAATACTGAGTGGTCCTGTTAAAGCATCTGCAACTTTATCTAGCACATTTACACAAACTGCTTTGGTAGGTCTATTAGAAGAAATAGATTTAACGGCCTTTACAAATGCCACCTTAGATGTAGTTTCTACTAACATAAAACAATTTGACAGCGCACAGTCTGCACAAACAACTGTTACTGCTGCGGGTGATGCGGTTAGAAAAATTGCAGAAAGTTATAATGCTGTCTTTACACAAGATACAATTTTAGGCATTGTTAAAGAATTTGATGCAGACTTTGACGCTTTTGTCGCGACCACACAAACTGTTAATAAAATAGGTAATACTTTGGTTGCAGTAGATGCTGTTGCAACGCAAACTTCAACTGCTACAAAGACAGCACGTATAACAGAAACACTACCTGTTCTAGCTACGCAGACCACAAACGGCATCATTAATGTAGAAGCAGGTGCGACCCTTAATTCTGTTTTCGATAAAACAGTTGCAGGAGATAGAATTAGATTAGCGGACAGTGATGTTGCAACAACAGCTACTCAAACTGCACAAATTAACGCTGTGTTTGACCAAGAAAGCACCCAATCTGCACAATTTACGCAATCGGCAACAACACAAGGTATCATCGATTATTCAGCAGATTTTGACAGTGAATTTACACAGCCTGCTGTGCAAGCAGATAGATTTGCAGAGTTTGACAGCCAGTTATCATCACAATCTGACTTAACAATTACTGCTACCAAAGTTACTGAAATTGAAGAAAATTTAAGCAGTGCATTTACACAAGATATAGAATTCACACGCATCAAGACATCAACTATTGACACAGATGCAGTTGCAACACAGCTAAGTGCTGTAAGCAAAATTGGAGACTTCTTTGTTAATGTCGAAACAACAGCAAGCCTGTCTGTTGATGCACAGAAGACAACGGATATTACTGAAAATTACACTGCGCAATTTGCACAAAGTGTGCCTGGTGAGCGAATACTGGGCACCGCAGAAAGCACACAAACTGCACAATTTACTAAGACAGTTAATGCCATAGCAGGCATTGCTGGGTCAGGTGCATTGTCAAGCAATGCCAACGTAAATGCAAATGTTAATTTTACAGTTAGTGCTGTTTCAACGAACCAATCACAAGCCGAACTGCAAGCAACTGTGTTTAGGTTACTGCCGTTTGCCAGCTTATTCTTCAGTTTAGGCACACTGTCAGCAGAAGTTTCAGTATTAAGAAACGCACAAAGTGCAAATAACATACAGTCTGACATTACAGCACTAGGCAGTTTAACAGCAAAGGCTAGAGCACAACTGCAAGGATTAAACACTTTCGCAGTTACAGCAAGGGCAATACACCCAGACATGATTATCTACACTATACCTGCCGAAACAAGGCTGTATAGCATAGACAGTGAAACAAGAATTCGCAAGATTTCGGAAGAAACTAGATTTTATGAAATAGGAGGATACTGATGAGTTCAGGATTTACACAAACGCTACAGGGTTTAACAATCGAAAAGGATCCTGAAGCACAGTTATTTTACACTTTCGATTGGGTAGATTGGCTACCACAAGGTGACGAATTAGACACAGTAGAATATGAAATTACTGCAAGGGCTAATGATCCAGATCCACTGACCAAAGTCAGTGAAGGGATTCAAGGCACCACTACCTACATCGAATTGGCTGATGGGCAAACAGACAAAATTTACACTGTGACAGCTAAAATTACCACGGTTGATGGTCTTATAGATAGACGCAACTTCAGAGTCAGGGTCAAAAATAGGAGTGCATAATGACTATTGACACAATTGAAGATGAAACCACAAACCTTAAAATTCATGCCAGTATCTGTGCAGAAAGATATAAGGGGATCGAAGAAACATTTGAACGTGTTCATTCAAGAATGGACAGTTTAGAAACAAAAGTAGATACCATTCATCGTGATGTTACTGAAGGCAACAGGTCAATGAGAAATATTGTGATAGGCAGCACCGTCACAATAGTTTTGTCAATAATAGGTCTTATTGTCTGTTAAAAAATGTAAAACGTCAGCCATGCCCTTATGGTTTTAGTGACCAACCCTGTAAGCAAAACATCACCTATAGAACATACAATTATAAAACTGTGAAAACACATCCTTGCTATCAATGCAACAAGATGTTTGTGAATGGCCGTGCGTATGATTTTGAAAACAAAAACACACATTACCAAACAAAATTTGTTTATGAGATTCTTCAAGATGATAAATAACAGTGTATTAGCAATAATACATGTCCTATAATCTCCAATTACACGGGGCCGGGGCATCCCAAAATTCATTGTATAATGCCATTTACAGACCCACCGGGATGCCCCTTTTTACAAAATGATTCAAAATCACCTCTTTACAAGCTGGTTTTTCAGTGTTATGCTAAATACTGTTACAAAGGCATAAAAACAATGAACGATCAAAAATATAGGCGTATGACACCAGCACAAATGGAAGCCTGGGTCACAAAGGCTACAAAAATCAAATCAAAACCTAAATCACAACGCAAAGGCGCAAACTACAAAAAAGTCACAGGCCAATAACAAACAGCACATAAGGCTTGTCCGCCAGCAGTTATGGACCGTGGAAAAAGCACCCGAAGGAACCTAGTAAGGGCACACGTATCAAGTGGTTATGCTGTTATCACGACACTCAGTAATCCCAAGCAAGAGTTAGCAAGTGAGGAACGAGGCTGCTCCAAGAGTCGATGTAGGTAGGGGAAAGGTCAGAGCCCCAGGGATTGAGTATAAACGCACAAACACCTACTTCCATATGTCTTACACCGAGTGACACTCAACTGAAGACGTAGATGGGACCTAACAAGGTTCCGTCTGACCCAAAGTTCTATCTAACTGAATACTCATAAACAAATAAAAAAACGTTGAGTCTTGCTAAAGACGAAACAGGTCTTGTCAAAGACCTTGTAACACTCCACTAATCACAGACGCATTTATATATCAACTAAATAACTGAAAGGAGTAATACACGTGGAACTAATAAGTGAATATCACAACGATGAGCGTTCAGCTGAAATCTATTACAACAGAACAGCTAAGAAATACATCGTGAAGTGTTATGATTCAATTGCACCTGATAATGTGGTTCTAAAACATCTTCAAGATGGTAAAAAGTATGGATACAGAACCCGTAACGAAGCAGAGATTGCGTGTGATGATTGGGTAACACCTACCAGTGATGATAACTGGACGGAAAGCAACAAGGACTGGACATAATGGCAGGAAAACCAGGTCCAAGACCAGAACTTTGGACGTATCCAGATCCAGAGCAACACCAACAGCACATTGCTTACATGCGTATGAAAGCCCAGGCTGCATACAGAAAAGAACAGTTCGATTTAACCATTGAAGAATTTTTTCAGCTGTGGGAAAACGATTGGCAGTTGCGTGGCAGAAGCATCAATGACAAATGCATGCACAGAATTAACCCCAACAAGCCATGGACATTCACTAACTGTGAAGTTATTTACAGATGGGAATATTTGAAAAAAGCGAGTAAATATAAGTATGAGCCAACAGAAAAGCCAGAAATCAACACGTCGCAAGGTTGAAAAAGTAGAAGTTGAAGCCGTGGTGGTAGGCAGAGATAAAAAGCCAGTCCTGGTAGATCAGGTGTTTGCATTAGCCGCTATGGGCTGTAAGGATACAGAAATCGCAGATTGGTTTGGCATTGACACTAACACACTTCGCTACAATTTCAGCGTAGAATTGCTAAAAGGACGCGAAAGCCTTAAACAGAGCCTGCGCAAGAAACAGATTGACGTTGCACTACAAGGCAATGTAACTATGTTAATTTGGCTTGGGAAGAACATACTGGGACAGTCAGAATCAAGCGTGGATGCTGAAGCAAATCAGCCACTGCCTTGGGATTCAGTTGAGTGAAACTTAACGATTGGCAGACAGCAGTAGCCGATGACGATCACCGTTGGAAAGTAGTAGTAGCAGGAAGACGCAGCGGTAAGACCTATCTCTCTATCCACCAAATATGCTGGCACGCTCGCATTCCCAATCAGAATATATTCTACATTACTTCAAGTTATCGTGCGGCTAAAATGATTGTGTGGAAACAGTTAAAGAACAGACTGTTAGACCTACGCTGGGCCAAGAAGATAAACGAATCAGAACTGCAAATCAATCTAAAAAATGGATCTGTGATTAGCCTTAAAGGTGCAGAAGATCCTAGTCGTTTGCGTGGTGTTAGCCTAAGTTATTGTGTGATAGATGAGGCTGCATTTTGTGCGTCCGACTTGTTCTTTGAAGTTGTAAGACCAGCACTGGCTGATCAACAGGGTGGATGCCTGTTTATTACTACCCCACTAGGCAAAAACAACTGGATGTTTGACTTATACAACAATCAGGATGAATACCCAGATAGTTGGCGTAGTTGGCAAATCAAAACAGCAGAAGCTGGCACTGTGCCTCCAGAAGAAATAGAAGCCGCTCGTGCTGACATGAGTGAGAAACAGTTTCGGCAAGAATTTGAAGCCACATTTGAAACATTCGAAGGACGTATTGCTTGGAACTGGGATAGGGGTGTAAATATTTTTACACCAAAAACACCAGACACAAAGATATTGCATATAGGCTGTGACTTTAACGTCAGTCCCATAACAGCCGCAGTGTTAGTGAAAGAAGGCAACACACTGTGTCAGATAGATGAAATTGTTATGTTCAACAGTAACACAGAAGAACTTTGCCAAGAGATCAAAAACAGATATCCACAAAGTAAAATATTTGCTTACCCTGACCCAGCAGGTAAGGCACGTAAAACATCAGCAGGTGGTGCAACTGATCATACTATTTTAACAAATGCAGGCTTTGTTGTCAAGAGCCCAAACAGACACGACCCTGTGAGAGATAGAATAAACAACATAAACTGGTTGCTGAAAAGCAGTGATAACAATTCAAGGCTGTATATTGCAAAATCGTGTAAATACACTATAGATTGTTTAGAAAAGTATGCGTTCAAACCTGGCACACAGATACCTGAAAAAGGTGAGTTTGACCATATGTTTGACGCACTTACTTACGCAACCAACTACATAATGCCATTAAAAAGGCATACAGAAACACAACAGCCAAAACGCTGGGGACCCAAAACTAGGTAGAAACAAATGGACCAAATTCAAACACTTTCAAACGCTGTCAGCCAGGTGCTTGCAGAAAACACACTATACGCAACCTATGAACCACAGTGGAGATATCTGCTTGAAAGCTATATGGGCGGCGAAGAATATCGGCGTGCAGAAAACCTTGTGCGTTATCAGCTTGAACAAGACCACGAATACAACAACAGACTGTATAACACGCCACTTGACAATCAGTGTGCAAGTGTTATTTCAGTTTATAACTCATTTCTATTTAGATCACCACCAGAAAGACAGCTTGGCAGTATAGAAGGCATGCCAGAAGTAGCGGAGTTTTTAGCAGATGCTGATCAAGACGGACAAAGTCTAAACAGTTTCATGAAAGATGCCGCAACATATGCTTCTATATTTGGACACAGTTGGATTATGGTAACCAAGCCATATGTTGGTGCTGTGACAATGGCAGAAGAACTTGCTGCTGGAGTGCGTCCATACATCAGTTTGCTTACGCCACTTGTGGTTACTGATTGGGAATGGAAACGTTCGCCAACAGGACGTTATGAACTTAGCTATTTCAAATACCTAGAAGAAGTCACAGGGAATATCAAAGTTGTCAAAGAATGGTATCCTTGGGAAGTATATACTCGAACTGTTGATACAGAAAATGACACCATACTTGAAGAAACCGTGGAAAAGAACGGATTAGGCAAAATTCCAGCTGTTTGTTTGTATAACAAGCGCGGCGTGGTAAGGGGTTTAGGCATATCAGACATACAAGACATTGCTGA